CAAGCTGCTTCAAACTGGGGACCACGAAGACGCTCAGGCTCTTCGGCAGAGAAGAACTGGACATAAGCACCGTTCTCCCACGTCAGGAGACGCTTGGTAGGGGACCATTGTGGTTTACCTAGTGGTACACCCTTAAGTGTCTTGTCGCCAGCCCAGCAACGCGCTAGGAAGCCTGACTCACCATTAATCATAACCCGTTCAATATCGGAATTAGTGGCAGCTATAGCGGCAATACGTTTATGCCCTTGCTTTACCTTACTACGAACCCACTCAACACCAGCACGAGTTTTACCGAAACCACGACCAGCGTTCACATACCACGTGTTCCAGTCACCTTCAGGGGGCATTTGTTGTGGCCTAGCCCAAAAGGGCCAGTTGTACACAAGTTCTTCAGCTTTATTAGGCTTTAGTTGCGACAACAAAGCTTCTAAGTCTTCCCCCATAGCCCGCAGATCGTCGGCATGAACTGGGAGACCATTCTTACTCATTGTCATATATACCTAGCGTAAAAGCCCTTGTGCTGACGTAATTTTTCTTTTGCAGTAGAGCATAGATGGCCTTTGTGCAAACCGTTCTCTCTGCAAAATTCTGACATCAATACATCTGTAGCTACAACACTGTTGTCTTCATATTTATAAATATTAACAGGTCGGGCTGCGTTATTGTTTTTTCCTTGTCGTTGCAAGGATAACTTGTTTTTAGTTTCGGCAGAAGCTTTCCTACCAACCATCTTAGCTTTTCTGGAAGCCTTCCCAGATTCAGTCATAATACTTATTTTACGACCCTTAAGGGCAGAAGAAATCTTTTTCTTAGTCTGCTCTGACATATCGGAGCAAGGTCCGCCGCCAGCTTGTATGTTCCAACCAATGTTGGGGAATGGCCTAAGAGTCTTCTCTAACCACAAAGCTTCGTGCCTAGTCTCACACACATCAAGGATTTCTCGTTGTACAACGTCTGAGTATTTCTTAAGCTTGTTTTTTAAGAGGTTATTTGTATTGTTCTTTGTTGTATGGGCAGACCAGCGTCTCTGAGGGTTATTGGTAATTCCAACATAACCTTCATTTAAACCCATACCCGGAAGTTTTACATGATAAACGTAATAAAAATTACTCACTTTCCGGTAGTTTCTTTTTACCAAGAAGGGCCATCAGATCATCAATAGCACCTGTATCTTCAGGTACATCATCTGGGTCTTCTTCAAGAATCTTGATGGTCGGGTTCCACCCAGCCTTACTACGAAGGAAGAGTTCAGCAGCTTTGAGGTCGCCCTCTAGAGCTTTGTTTACAACAACAGCCCCAACAGCTTCTTGAATGTCAGCCCTAGCTTGAGCAATGTCATCACGGTAGGTCTTATACATACCATTCATTGAGCTAGGTGCATGGTCATAGCTCTGGATGTTATCCAAGATTACCTTCATCGACACACCAGCCCTAATGGCTTTGCGGATATAGGTTGCGATCTTGAGATTGTGAATAAGTTTATCAGCCATGAAAACACCTGTGTAAAAGCGCAAGCTTTGTTTGCTTGTTTTGAATTACCACAGACAGTCTATGGTTTGTCTAATTGGCATAGGTGGTAGGAATCGAACCCACACAGCTTGGTTTTGGAGGCCAGCGGAGAGAGCCACTCTCACACCCATATAAAATAAGTTCGGTTCACCTCCACCGAAAGGTTTACATAGATAGCACAGCGGCATCCACAAGAACATTCAACATGTACAGTGAGAAAATGTGATGTACAAAACATACCGACAAGATATAGCTTCAGCAAGAGCCGATATCCAAGAATCTGTTGGAGCGGTTGTTGTAGAGAAAGCTTTGTCCGGTGATATGAAAGCCGCTGAGCTTTTCCTGCGTAGTAAGGCTGGGTGGTCCCCAACCCAAACTATTGTTGAAGTTGATAGCGAAACTGAGTCAGAGCAAACCTCTGCTATTGATGATCTTCTCGCACTCCTTGGTGTCAAGGACAAGAAAGAAAATGGAAACTAAAACTTGTTCTCGTTGTTGCAACACATTTCCAATAGAGCAGTTTTCTAAAGCCAAAGGCAATAAAGACTCTTTATCAAATTCGTGTAAAGCTTGCCAAAAACAGTATAGGCTTGATAACAAAGAAAGACAGAAAGTTTACTTCTCCGTTTATTATCAAAATAATAAAGAGAAGAAGGATAAGCAATCCTCTGATTATGTAAATCGAAATAGAGATAAGATCAACACTTACTCTAGGGATTATGCCAAAACAATTCGTCATAAAAGAAACGCCTATGCCATGAAGCGTTACGCTCAAGGTAAGAACTGCACGCCACCTTGGCTTAATAAAGAACAACTTAGTCAAATAGAAAATTTCTATTGGCTAGCCACAGATTTAAGAGTAATAACAGGTCAAGAGTATCATGTTGACCATATTGTACCCATACAAGGTAAAAATGTTTGTGGTTTGCATGTTCCTTGGAATTTGCAGGTATTGCCAAGCGACATCAATATAGCAAAGAGCAATAAATTTAATGGCTGGTAAGAATGGTTTGCCCCTCCATGCTGATGATCTAAGAGATATGGGCCAAGATGTTTCTGTTGTCTTGGCTCAACTATCCCCCAATAAAGCGGAAGACCTACGCTATAATTGGAAGTTTTGGGCAAGACCTGAACAAATTGCCCCCGAAGGTAACTGGAATACGTGGCTCATCCTAGCTGGTCGTGGTTTCGGCAAAAGCCGCGCTGGGACTGAGTGGGTCCGTGAGATGGTTAAACAAGGCCACAAACGTATTGCGCTAGTTACTGCGACTAACAGCGACATTGAACGTGTGGCTATCACGGGCGAGAGCGGTTTCCTTAATTCTTGTTGGAAGGGTGACAAGACCTATAAAGGTGAACCTATGGGTCTACCTAATTGGTCCCCCACTAAAAGAACGCTTACTTGGGCGAATGGAGCACAGCTTCAAGCTTTTAGTGCCGAAGAGCCAGAGCGTCTTCGTGGTCCACAGTTTTCCGCTGCCTATTGTGACGAGCTTTGCGCTTGGAATAAAGATAGGGCTACTTGGGAACAGTTGCAGTTTACCCTACGTCTAGGTAAACACCCTCAAGTGTGTATTGCCACAACACCCAAACCTACAAAGTTAATCAGGGAACTCTTAAAGAACCCTAAGACCGCAGTCACTTATGGTAGCACCTTTGACAACTCTGCCAATCTCGCAGCCACATATCTTGAATCAGTCAAGTCTCAGTTTGAAGGCACTCGCCTCGGTCGTCAAGAACTCTATGCTGAAATCCTAGATGAGTCCGCAGGGGCCTTGTGGACCAGAGAGATGCTTGAGGAATGTGAGATTGATATAGAGGACACTGTTGAGTTCTCCAAGACACTTCTTCGTATTGTTGTTGCAGTTGACCCAGCGGTGTCATCTAATGCCGAATCTGATATGACTGGCATTGTTGTAGCCGGTATGGATATCAATGGTGTCTGTTATGTTTTGGAAGATGCAACAGACCGTCTCTCCCCAGAAGGTTGGGCTGCTAAAGCTATTGACCTATACCACAAATATGGTGCAGATCGTATAGTCTACGAGCGCAACCAAGGTGGTGACATGGTTAAGTACACTTTCAAGACTGTTGATGAAACTGTCCCACTCAAAGCTGTCCATGCTTCTCGTGGTAAATATGCTCGTGCTGAACCTATTGCTGCTCTCTATGAACGTGGTCGTGTTAAACATGTCCGTGGTCTTGATGAACTTGAGACACAGATGGTTACTTGGGAGCCTCTAGGTTCCTCTGGATCACCCGATAGACTTGATGCTATGGTTTGGAGTATAACCGAACTGGCCCTTAAGGGCATCTCTCGACCTGAACTTAATTTGGCCTATTCCGATGCGAAGGGCCTGCTTGGAAGGCTTTAAGATATGGCTAATTACGTTGACCTCACGACAGGTATGGTCCGTGACTGGATTCCTGTTACCCCAAATAACTCCACTGATAACATGAGTGCTTCTACACAGAACACCGTTATTGGTTTCTATCTGACAGTTGGTGGTTCTGTTGTATTTACAGTTGATGGCGTTGACCGCACTGTAACCTTCCCATCTAACTTCTATGTACCTTGCTCCAATGTCACTCGGATTAAAGCCACTGGTACTACCGCAACAGGTATCCATTCTCTCGTAATCTAAGTCTAAGGAACACATTTATGCCCTCTATCAGTCTTGCTGTGTCCCTTAGAGGGCAACTCCTTAGCGGCGCTCGTATCTTTGATCCCGCCACCCTTTTCTCTGCTGGTGAGCAAGGCGTCTGGTACGACCCCAGCGATGTCGCCAACCTCGACTGGAGGGTCAACCTTCTCCAGTGGACGCAGGAGTTTGATAACCCTCTGTGGCAAAAGCAAACTGGCACTACGGTCACTGCAAACACCCAAACAGCACCTGACGGTACGCTGACCGCAGATACAGTTACAGCAACTGCCGGAAACCAAGTATTTCAGAGCGGCGTTTCGGTCCTGTCTGGCTCATCTTACGCCGTAAGTTTTAGCATTAGAAAGACGACTGGCGCGACCGTCTTTCCATTGATTTCGCTAGAAAGCGGAACTGCGGCTGGGCAAGTCATTCTCAACACCAACACTGGTATTGCAAATGTTCGGGCGGGGGTTCCCGGAGCAGCCAACTTGAGCGTGGCAAGCCAAGGGGATTATTGGCGTCTGTCGTACTCCACAACTCTAAACGGCAGCACTGCGGGTGTCTCATTCTACCCGGCGGCAAGCACTGACGGCATAAACTATTTTGGTGGGCTATCTGGCTCTCAGGTTATCTGGGGCGCACAACTAGAACTCGGCTCCGTCGCCACCGACTACCAACCCATCACCACCGTGGACGCCGGGACCATCGCGCGCTTCCCGAATGCGACCCTGTACCAAGACGTGGCGGGTACAATCCCTGTTACAGACCCCGGACAAACGCCCGCGCAGACCGTGGCCCTGTTGCTGGATAAGTCGCGGGGGCTGGCGCTGGGTTCTGATATTGTTGTTAACGGCAGTTTTGCAAGCGGCACCGGGTGGTTCGGGCAGGCTGGATGGGTAATTTCTGGTGGCACTGCCAACGGTACTGCCGTCACCGGATATCTATATCAACTTACCGCCAGCGTAGTTCTTAATCGATACTACGAGGTTACGTTCACTATCTCTAACTACGTCTCTGGCTCCGTTAGGGCGTATCTCGGCGCAACTCCCACTTTAGGAACATCCGTTTCCGCCAACGGCACCTACACACAACGCTTTGCTCCGACCATAAATGGTAACGAACTTGGGATCGCAGGTTTTACCTTCACGGGTTCAATCGACAACATCTCCGTCAGGGAGGTTCTAGGCAACCACGCCACGCAAGGGACCATCGCATCCCGCCCAACATATGGCGTCGTGCCGCAGGGTGGTCGGCGGAATTTGTTGCTTTGGAGTGAAGACTATTCCAACGCTGCGTGGGATAAGTACGGCGTTACTGTTTCTGGGTCCGTCATAACCGCAACTTCAGTATCGTTTTCTTACGTCGCCCAGCTTTCCAACACCGCTATCACAGCGGCAACTCATACCCTTAGCGCAAAGGTCAAGGCAGGGACATCAAGCGTATTCTGGATTTACTACGATAGCAGCGCGGCTAGTGGCACTGCGTATTTTGACCTGTCGGACCAAAGCACACAGATTGTTGCCGGGTCATCACGGTCGCCGAGCGGCTTGACTATAACCAACCTTGGCGGCGGAGATTATCGGATTTCCGCGCAGTGGCTCACAGCGGTTGGCAATCCGACTTGGGGCGTTGGTATCTCAAATGCAAAAGGCTCTCTGACGTCAACCGTGGGGCGGACTGGGACCATCTACAACGCACAAGCCGAACTTGGCTCCACCGCCACCCCCTACCAAAAAGTTACGACCCAGTACGACGTGACAGAAGCCGGTGTGCAATCCTGCTCCTACCTCTTCTTCGACGGCGGCAGCGATAGCATGGTGTCCAGCACCATCACTCCGGGCATCGACAAGGCGCAGGTTTTCGCCGGGGTGCGGAAGCTGAGTGATGCGACGGGTATGCTCGCGGAGTTGAGCGCGGACCTTAACGGCAGTGCCGGGTCATTCTTTTTTACCGCCCCGGACAACAGCTCAAACCGATACGCTTCTTCAAGCCGAGGCAGCGCCCCTGCGGCAATAGGACAAGCTGCTTCAACGGGTCTATCCGGTGCTCCGCCCGACACGGCTGTCTTGACCGCCACCCACGATATCGCTGGCGATCTGTCTACTATTCGTCGCAACTTGGTGGCTGGAAACAGCGGGACGGGTGATAAAGGCACCGGCAACTTCCTCGCGTACCCACTCTATGTTGGCGCACGCGCTGGCACCTCGTTCCCCTTCAACGGCCAACTCTTCGGCCTGATCACCCGCTTCGGGACCACCCTCACGCCGCAACAGATCACCGCCACAGAGCAGTGGCTGGCACCCAAGTCCACGTTCTTCAGGCCCGTCATCACTGGCGTACCCACAGTAGGAGTTTCCTGATGAGTGTCTATCCGGGCAAC